TTCTGGATAAATTTTTATTCCATATTGTTTTTTTAAGTTTATTAATCTATAAAATACAGAGCTTGGTATTTTATTAAATTGAGGCGCCCTTACTCTTAAATTTCCCTGAGAGTCTGCATAAAATTCTAAATTTAATAAATTAGTTACATTTTCAATATGTGATTTTACATTGCCAAAATCATTATTGTATAAGCTTAAATCTCCTGCCAAACTTTTTTCATATGCAGCAAAATCAAAATCTTTATCATAAGAATCATCAACAATAAACAAGTTTTTATCTTGATTTGCTCTAACCTTCCAAGAAACTCTTTTGGTTAATTCATTTATTCTTCTTCTTAAATTTCTTCTTGAAGATTGTTCAGATAAAGATTCAGATTCGTCTTCATCATTTATAAAACCATCGGCACTAAAAGTAACATCATTTCCTGTAATTGATAAACCAAGAGTTTTATCTTGTTCTACTATTTCATTTTGTAGCTTTTGAATGTCAATTTGTAATTGATCCATCTTTTCTTTCACAAGAATTGATCCTTGTGTAGGAGCTATTCCTGCTTGAGAAGTTTCAATATCTTTTCTAGCAGATAATAAATAGTTTTTTGTATCTAATTCTTGGAATTCGCTTAATTTATTATTTAATTCTTCTATTTTTCTATTAACAGAAAACTCTGCATTTAATACTTTTGCATAAGATTCATCGTTTATAGATAAAGTCTTAAATGGAATAAAGTTTCCCCAAAGAACATTATTCTTTTGAAGTTCATTTTTTAAATTTTGAAAATAAGAATTTGCCCCAGATTTATTTAATATAGGATCATTTTGTAAACCATCAAGATTAACTACATTTCTCCAATAATTAATAAAATTATATGGTCTTCCAGTTACCAACAATGAAATTACATTCATTACATCTTGACCAGCAAAAGGATTTTTAAATAAACTTTGAACTCCTACTTTATTTGGATCATTAATCTCTAATGAATTTCCATAAGCTACATAAATACCTATTCCTTGTTTCCAATTATATACTAAACCATCTGGTCCATGTATGTATCTTTCTTTTTGTCCTGTAGTAGGGTTAATAGTAACATCTCCAACAAAATTAGATTCTGTTACAAATTGACCTATTCCTGGTCCTGATTTAAATTTTAATAATCCTTGATTTGATACTCCATCTCCAAGGATAGCTTTATTTTCGTCTAATAATTCTGGCACTCCAGAACCAAAATTTGTAGTAGTAGAATCAAACCTAGTTTTAAATGGAGTTAGTTGATCAAATATAGCACCATTAAAATTATCCGCTCCAGGATTAAAATTTACATTACCCATTTCTAAGTAGCCGGTTTTATCTGAACAATTAACAGTTACTTTATAAGAGCCTCCGCTATTTTGAGTTCCTGCATTTGTTATTAATCCAGAGAATATACAAACACCTTCTTTTTCGGAAACAAATAAGTTTCTTAAATAAACCCATAATCTATCTGGGAATTCTCTTCCCACATACATTATCTTTTCAGATTGAATGTCTAAATTATTAGAAGGATTAAATACTGCACTAAATTGATTCTTTAAATCATATACAGTAGCTCCAAATTTTTGAATAACATTTAATCCGGTTAAATTAGATTTCAATCCAGCAAGAACTTTATTATCATATCCAGCTTTGGATGAAACGAATATATTAATTTCATCCATTGGTTGTAGAATATTTCTACCAAGAAGAAATGCTCGCATCTTTCTTCTGGCATAATTTGTTTTTTCATTTCTTAATTGAAATGTAGTATGTGAATTGTTTGTTAATGTTAATTTAGAAAATATAGTATTAATAATTTCATTAAATAATGAAAGCTCAGATTCTCCTTTTACTTTGTCTGCAAATATATTTTGAACAATATTAGATTTTGATTGTGGATCTAAACCATCATTTCCCAATAAAGAACCACCAAGTAAACATTCATTATCTACCTTTGTTGTTCCTTTAATACCAGGAGAATATTCAAATAAAACTTCTGTTCCTATTCTATCTACTACAGCTACAACTCTTTTGCTTAATACAGTATTTGCATTTATTTTAAAACTAATTCCGCTAGCCCCTCTTACTCTTCTTAATTCATTGAATCTAGAAACAAAAGAGCTTAGCAAGTTGTCTACTTGTTTTAATGAAAATTTGAAAAAGCTTTTATTATAAAAAGAATCTGTGGCGTCAGCTATTGCTTTTTCAATATCATATTCGGTAATAATCATTTTATTATATGGATCTGATATTGAAAAATTTGCATTTCCTTCGCCAATTCTTACTGAACAACCTGTGCTAAAATTAGTTACATTTGTAAGTTCTATTACTCCAGTATCTTCATCATTTAAATCTCTAATCCAAGTTGTTGTTCTTGCTGGATTTCTAAATGATAATATAGATCTTACTTGATCAGATATTTTTATTAATTTATCTAAGCCATTTACTTTATTGGATTCAAATACTCCAGAAATAGGATTAGAATTAAACGCAGTTAAAGAATCTACTGCTCCTAATATAGCTGGAAGCATTTGCTCTGTATAGCTAGCATCTAAGTCTAATACTCTATTAATTTTAGATAACTGTTCTAAAGCAGATATTTCTCCGCATTTATTTTTAAATAAAATTTTACAAGCTTTATAAAATAGCTTTTCATCATTAGACATATAATCAGGTCTATAATTGTTAGCCAAAGAGCTAAACATTTTCTTCTTTACAAGAATCGTTGCATTTGGTTCTTGCATAAGAATTTCTAATTGCTTAGATGTAGAATTAAATAAATCTGTTCTTAAAAACCCATCTTCTGTATAAGATCTGGTTGCAGATTTATCTATCTTTTTTGCAAAATCTCCTAAAGCACCAAATGGAATTTGTCTTCCATCTTCTACAGATGATAGGCTTTCTTTATCCGTTTGACCAAATGAAGATTCTATTGCAGAATTATAAAAATCTCCTAATTTATTGCCTAGCTTATCTAAAAAGCTCATTATACCTTGACTTGTCTTTTAAATGAATTCTCATTATTTTGAACGTAGTTGTCTGTTCCATATTGAGTTGGAGAGTAATATGGATTTTTGTGAAATGGAAAGTAATTAGATCTATATCCTCTTTGTTGAGTAACTGTAAAACCTATGTTATAATCTAAAGCAAAACTTCCTGCTTTTTCATTTATAGTGAAATTATTAAAATAACCTCTAAAAACTGCTCCACCATAATACATTTCAACTGTAAAAGCATATTGAGCCAACGAAGGATTAACTCTTGGTATGATAGCTTCTGATTGAGTTAAAAACGAACCTAGGCTACTTCCTATTGATTCTCCAACACTTCCGAATACACTTCCCAATGCTCCAAATGCACCTTCTACGGCTTGAGTAGCAAGATTTTGTGCATTATTATTTGCAGCTTCTACTTTTAATGCAGCTCCATCTAATGCATATTGTTCTGCTCTATATATTTCATATAATAAATTTATTCCTTCTATTCCAGAACTACCTGTAGTTCCGCCAATATTTAAAGTAGTTAACTCTTCTCCCCAATATTGTAAAGAATAACCGCCTTTTGTCTTTTCGGAAGTAATTAGCTTCTTGTAATTATAAGAAATAGACTCTGGATTAACATACATGCTAACAATACCAAATTCAGGAACAAACCATTTGATTATATTTCTTTGGATTGTTCCAGTATATTGTTCTCTATATTTAGATGTAGGCAAACCATTTCCATCGGCAGGTATATTAGATGATAATGGAAACCCATCATTAATAGGAGCTGGTTCATTTAATGGATCATTTGCAAAGTCTTTTAATTTATCAAAAATATCAACCATATTACCTTATTTAGCTGCTGAGTTTACACCATTTGGATTTTGTATTTTTGTTTGACAAGCTAAACAAAAACCAGTAATATGGACATCAACCTTTTGTCTAGATTCTTGATCTACTGGTTGTGCTTGTCTAGTATTAGTATTCTTTTCATCTTTTGCCGGTCTTGGAATCATTCTGGCTGGATTAGGTCTAACATCTTCAGATTTAATTGCATTTTGATAAGCAGCTTCATTTTCTTTTGGTGATTTTTTATTATCGCTTACCATAGCATCTAAAAATGTAAATGGAGATTTAACAACATCCATTACATTTTTGCTTATAAAATCCATCTTTCTTGTAAAATCTTGTTTCATATTTAAATTTGCATCTTCAGAATATAAAGTAGAAGTTTTGTTTTCTGAAATATTATTTGCAGCTCTTTGAGCACCAATATCTCTGGCAGATAACATTTCCATTTTTGTATTTTCTTTTAATTGTCTGTTGGGATCGTTTATAGTTGTTCCAAATTTATTACTTCCAGAAGAAACTGTTAACATTCCTTGAATAGCTTCTAAACCACCAGATATTGTTGAAAGTCTTGAGCTATTTTCTAATTGCAAAGCAGCCATTCCAGGAGCAGTCATTGTTTGCTCTCCTAATATTCGACCTTTATTCATTAAATTAGAACCTAATGATTGTAAACCATCTTGTTCAGATAATCCTGTTGGCTTTTTACCCTTTTCAAGCTCTTTAAACATATCTAACATTCTAGTAGCTTCTGCTTCTGATTTTACCATATTTCCATATGGACCTTTTTGAAGCATCATTCTTTGTCTTTCAAATTGACCAGCTAATCTAGGATCTTTTATTGCTTCGTCCATTGTAACAGTTCTACCAAATTGTTTGGTCATATCTTTTCTCATCATTTCAATGATTTCATCGGTCTTTCCTTTTCTCATCATATCTTCGATTTTTAAAGCACCAGCCAAACCACCTGGACCACCAGTTCTAGCAGATAATAAAGCTTTTTGAGCCATACTCATTTGAGAAATGCCATCTGTCATTTGCTTTACTATTTCAATAGACTGTTTACCGCTAGCTCCAGAATTTCTTAAAGCTCCAACATAGTTATTTAAAATATTTGCAGTAGCATCAGTGTTATCACCAAATTTACCCAAACCTTCGCTAGTTTGCTGCATGAAGCCTCTAACTTGATTTAATTCAATTCCGAGCTTTTGAGATACTTCAGACATTCTAGATACAAATCCAATAGCTCTTTCAGCTTTATCTCCACTTGCATCATAATTATCTAAAGCAACTCTCATATCTTCAATTACTGAAGCATATTCTCTTCCTGCACCTCTAGCTAGCAATATAGTTCCAGCTAACATAGAAGTTTGAACTTGACCATCTTTTGTTAGTCTTACTACATTATCTAAAACTCCTGGAAGCTTTCCTAATTGAGAATAATATTTTTCAACATCATTTGAAGAAGTATTTGTAGCTTCACTTGCCTGCTTCATTGCATCTGCTTGTTTAAATAACAAAGCATTTATTGAAGTTAAATCATCTCCAGATTTTTCATATACTTGACCTAAAGTACCAGTAGCGCTTGCATTTGCTAATACATTATCTCTTAATCTCAAAGCAGCATCGGCGGCATTTAATTGAGCCTTAATATATGTATCAATTGCAGCAGCGCCTTTTCCTATAATATCAATTGGAATGCTTAATCCAAGCCTTCTAAATGCTTGAGATAAAACATCTGGGGTTGCATTTGCCATTGCTCCCATGGTCTTTTGAACAAGACCAGTAATTGAGGTATATTGCTCAATAAAGCCTCTTGAGATATCTACATTGCCAAGATTAGTATATAATTTTGTAGTATCAGTAATCATATTACTGACTTGACCAAAAAGCATCATTTGGCTATTTGTAAATTTTACATTAGCGCTGCCCATAGATTCTAATGACTTTTTATAAAAATCATAAGCAGAGCTTAATGTTTTATTATCAAGAATAGAAGCTTTAATAGAATTAGTAGTATCAGTAATTGATTTGCCTAATTGTCCTGTTGCTTGACCAAGACTATTAGTTGTATTAATATTATCTAATTTAGCATTTGTATTTTCTACCGTAGCTGCTGTATTTTCTCCGGTAGCTTTAGTAGCTTCAGCTATTTCTTCTTGTGTTGGCGTACCATCTGGATTTGGCATTATTCTCTAGGTCTATCTCTTTTTACAGGTATATTTCTATACTGTTTTACAATCTCTAGAGATTCTTCAAACTCTTCTTCTGTAGAAGTATGAACTGTTCCACCACCAAGTAATTGTTTTACTCGTTCTGGATCTATAAATGATCCAATCAAATATCCAAGATTTTTTACCAATTCGTATTTATCATCTTGATCTGCTACCCAATTAAAGTAATACCAAGATTTAAGAACCGGGTCCATATTTTGTATTTCATCACTATCTGGATCTTTGCCTTTAGTCTTAGACAAAAAATACAAAAACCTATGATCCGGTTCATTTTTTATTTTTTTAAATCTTCTATTACCTCCTTAGCCTGCTCTGGATTATTTTGTCCATATTTAGCATTTACTTCTTTTATTAATTTATCAAATCCAGCAAATAATATATTGCATAAAGTCTCATCCAAAGAATCTACAAAATTTAACTTGTCTTGCATTGACTTTGATCCAATAAATTCCTCAAATGTCATTGTTTCTACTTGAGCCAATGATCTTGCTAAAATTTGTTTTCTAAATTCAAATTGAGCTTCTTGTCCCAAATACTTAGAAGCTTCTGTCATAGCTTCCCTATTTTCAGAAGCCTTTAATGTTCTTAATACAAACTTTACGCCTTCTACATTTACTTCATGAGTCAATCTTGTTAGACCTAATAAATAATTTATTCTGTCCTTGCCGCTGCTGCTCATTCTTTCTTTGTCTGGATTTGCTTTTATATATCTTTGTTGTCTAAGATCTTCTTCTAAACCCAAATCTTCTTCTGGTGGCGCTCCAATTGTAAATTGTCTTGGAGCATTAAAATTCTTATTCCCTAATGGAGATTCTATTCCTGGCATACTTTCCTTTATAACAAAATGTTTAATTAAATATTAAGTTATGAAAAGACTATTAAATGTCGCAAAGAAATTCGCTCAAAAATTAGACAAAGAAACTGTAGTAGAAGAACATAAAACAAATGAAGTCTCTTATATGGTATTTAAAAACTTAGATAACATAATTGCTGACGCTCAAAAATTAAAATCTATTATGAATGATAAAGATGATCTTCCAGCTTGGGCTGATGAACAAATTTCTTTATCAAAGAATAATTTAACCAAAGTTCTTGATTATGTTTCTTCTGAAAAAACCAATAAGTAAATATTATATCAATAAAGAAACTTAATTTTATCGGAGATACAAAATGGCTGGAAATTTTTCAAGCGCTGCAAATACTAACTCTACCACTGGTTATTTAGATGGTAGAAATAAGACATCAACATCATTATCAACAAATATACTTGTTTTAGTTAATGATACTCCAGTAGGGGCATTACAAGAATTAAGTGTTAATGAAGCTAGAAGCGTAACAATGATTCAAGAAGTAGGAACAGATGGTTTCATAGATTCTGTACCAACTTCATCAACAAAAATATCTGGATCTTGCAAAAGAATAAGATATGATGCTCTAAGAATTACAGAAGCAATGGGAAGAAGCTTTTTGCATTTAGCTTCACAAGCATATCCTTTTGATTTTGTAATTATAGATAGAAACAGAAGAGGTGGAAATAAAATCTCCACAGTAATTAAAAATGTATGGCTAACAAGCTTACAATATGCATATTCTCAAGGAGAATGGATTATTACAGATAACGTACAATGGGAAGCTGAAACAATTTATTCTACATTAGTAGGAACTGGAAATTCTGCTGCTACAGGTGGAGATCTTGGAATTAAATCCTCTGGTCCATTTAATGCTGAATTTACAAATGATATCGAAAGAGCTGTTGACTCTGGCAAATCTGGAAGAAGAGGTTCATTGGATAGTGGTGGTCTATTAGATATCGTAGACTTCTCATCAAACGTATTCTGATTTTTATGTCTTATTCTATTTGAACCTTCTATTATATTTAATTTAGCTGAATATGGTCTTAAATTACTTAAAGACCAACAAGTTTTAAAAGAATCATCATTTACAGATTTATAATTAAAAGTAGATTTTGGGATAATATGATCTATCTGCCACTTCCAAGTAGATGGATCATTATCATTCCAAGTTTTAACATCGTATATTCCATAATTTTCCCAAGTCATCCAAAACTCAAATAACGATTCTAAATGATTCTTTAATTCTTTTATAGTATAATCAAGAAATACTTTCTTCGAACAATTTTTTTGTATTCCTCTAAATTTATTACTAATATTTTGATTAAGCTTATACATAATATCAACTTTTAATCTTTTACTTTGATATATTC